GGTTTATAATTAATAGCAGTTTTTTCATATCCAATATAACCTCTTGGATTACAGACAAGTCTGGTATCTCCAAGATAATGGTCAAATGGATCATGTGTATGTCCGGAAATCCATGCTTTAATTTGAGGATGTCCTAGTATAAAATAATCAAGATTTGAATGGTATGCCAGGTTTCTTATATTGTTATCATTAACTGAACATGAATTTCCTTGGGAAAATCTTTCGCTAAGATTTTTAAAACTAGGAGAATGATGGGTGACCATGACGACTTTATGGAATGCTGGCACCATCTTGTTAAAGTATTCCATAGTATTATAATGCAATTCTACCGATTTACCCGCAGTAAACAATTTACCGTCATAGTCAATGCATCTATAGTCATTCATCATCCTAGCAATGGTTTTCATTGCATAAGAATCATTATTAAAGTTTGTCCAAAGCGTGCCCCCAATAAAAGTAGTATCACCGATAGCAATACTACTATTGTCCAGGAGATGAATGTTCTTAAGTATATGGAACTTTTCTTTAAAAATTGTGGTCGCATTTAGAATATCACCATGATAGTGTTCGTGATTGCCCATAACATAGACAACATCATCATAATTATGTGATGCCATCTCGAAGAACTCTTTTATACTAGTATAAGACTCTTTTCCTAATTGCTCAAGTACACAAATATCACCGGCAAGAACGAGAACATCAGCACCATTCTCGTTCGCTGGTTCATAGAAACCAAATTCAAGATGGACATCACTCATGACGTCTATTTTCACTATAATTCCTCTATTGTAGTAATGACTCGAAGATTACCAGCGCGGATAACTTCACAGTCATCAAAGTCAATCCATCGACCCGCAGTGTGTTCGACTAATTTATAACCTGAATTGTCATCATCTTTAAGTACCCAAAATTCCTCATCAATTTTACCGGCATACCAATAAGTTCTCATGTTGGCTTTAAGGATTTTAACTCTAACTGCTGTCAATACTGTTTCACACATAATATAATTCCTTATTCAATAATTGCGGCTATTTCATCTTCATGGATAACATACAACTCACCTGATACCCATTTAGCTTTCTTCCAGTTAAGGATAAGAATATTACCTAATTCCACTAGGGTAACGTCATCACCAAGATTCATTGCCTTTGCTCTAATATTATCATCAGACTCTACACCTTGAATCAATCCAGTATATTCTAGTTTCTGTTTTAACACTAATACGTTTTTGCCAAGTACCTGCATTTTATTTCCTCATGATAAAAATCTATTATATCATCTATTCTAAAAATGTCAACATCTAAATCTTATAAATAGATCATACAAACAAAAAGCTAGTCGCGGACTCCTACATCCCACTAGCACTAATCATTCTATCAATAATTCAAGGAACTATCATGACCAGCACAAGTATATATCAAGAACCAGTATTATCCTATGTCTATAGACTAGACAATCCAACTACTGGCGAATTTTATTTTGGATTTCGTAAAGCCAATAAAGTCCCAGCAAATCAGGATTTAGGTATTGACTATTTTACATCATCAAAAACAGTTGAACCAAGATTCCAAGAATTTAACTATACCATCATCCAGGAATTTGTTGATCCACTCGAGGCATACGACCTAGAACAGTTTCTAATATACCAAGAACTTAAAAATCCATTGATGCTTAACAGAAGATGTCATCACGGTAGTAAAATCAGATTTACTACTTCTGGCAAGAAACAATCAGAAGAATCTAATGCTAAACGATCTGCTTCAGCAAAAGGAAAACCGGCTCATAATAAAGGAAAACCTGGAAATAGAGGAATTTCTAAAAATAAAGGAATTCCTAAACCAGAAGGATTTGGTGCAAAATTATCATCTAGTACTAAAGGAATTCCTAAACCAGAAGGATTTGGTGCAAAATTATCATCTAGTACTAAAGGCATTCCTAAACCAGAAGGATTTGGTGCAAAATTATCTTATGTAAAAACTGGCATTCCTAAACCAGAAGGATTTGGTAACAAATTATCCGCCACAAAGAAAGGCAAGAAGCAACCAAATATATCTGCAGCAAAGAAAGGAATTCCTCAACCAAAATTCTTATCGATTATTGAAACTAGAAAGACTTATACTAAACCATGTATTTCTAGATTATATCCTGAATTTAAACAATATTTTTAGATAATTAGGAAACTGGGAACTGTAATATTCCCAGTTTGCATTTTTATTCCTTATTTATAATCGTTAAATGAACCAGTTAACAAATTCATCCGAAACTCTTCAATCATCCAAAGAGCAGTTTTTGAATCAACTCCATTAGATACCGTCAATAGTAATCCATCTTTGGTATATGCTAACGTGAGAGCCAAATCTATTTCATCTCTAAGATCAGTCATCTGTTCATAGTATTCATCATCTAGTTGCTTTTGGAATTCAGCATCAGATGGTTTTTCTTTTTTGCTTACTAGTTGGATTAAATCGCTCATTTCGGTTCCTTAGCATTTTGTAGTTTACAATGACCAACGCATTTTGACGCAGTTTTACCAAAAGCACAGCACCAATCATTATGCTTTATTAATCTTGAATCTTTAGGATGTCCTGCAATGTGATGGTATTTACATCCTTTGCAATGACTAGTCATTGCATTGATTCCGCTTTACGTTTGAGTTTAGCATCCCATCTTACCAAATATTCTTCAAGTTTATCGGCATCCCAAACTCCATCTTTTGAAGGTGGGATATAACCAGAATATTCCGCCATCTCAACCTGGGTTTTTGAACAGCCAAGTCTCTCCATTATCTCTTCTTTTGATACGATTTTCATTATACTCCTTTAGCAGATTAATTATGATTTCAGACGCCTGAATAGCATCCTCTTTATCCAAATATAGCAGTCCATTTATCAATAGACAATGGTCGAATGCATCATCGGACCAAGTACAGCCAGAGTATCCATCAGGTGACATATCTGGAAAGTAATATGGAGTTCCATGATAAGGTTTTTCAGTTTCAGGAAATCCGAATGATCTGTTAAATTCCTTTAATAAATTACTATCCCAATCGCCGAATAAACATATACCTTGCTCGTTATAGTTATCATAAGTTCTTACTGAACCATCAAAAGTGGTGCCAATAAATTTATAATCAGAACGAATGGTATAATCTGTTCCTACAATAGTAACTTTAGTGCCATGTCCAGTCCCGTAAGTTTTTCCAATTTCAATTTTCATAGTTTAGTATAGTTGTGTTTGCTGATTGAATTGTGACAATGAACACCATTAATCCAAGTAGGATCTTTGTATAGTCCATCATTATGTTGTTTGTTTTGAACATCAATCAAATGAGCAACAGCATTTGCTTCTTTGATTTGAGTAAGCACTTGATTGAATTTCATAGTATCCACCATTGATTCTAGGTCTTGTCTGTACTTGATATTACTATTGATAATGTAATTAATTACCGTTGGATTTATTTTCATTCTTGAGTTCCTTTCCTAAGTCATGTTCAACCAAACATTTATCTATTTCCATTCTAAATATTTCATACTTCAGTCGTTTTACTTCATCTTCAAGTCGGAACAATTGGTCGTATTTGACTTGTAAGTTGCAATACAATCTTGATTGTTCTTCTCTAAGTTTGTTAATTATATCAGACATCGCATTTTGCTCTTAACATCATATTGACAAAGTACTTTCTAACTCGAGTATAATCGACCATCATCTCAATTATCAGAATGATAAAGAATGCTGCAACAACAAAGAATCCAGAAGTTGCAATGTAGAAAAAGAATGGCAGTATAGAAACTGCTAATAGTACATCAATAAAATAGATAAAATTCTTTCCGCTCATTATTTTCTCTCCAATGAATCAACCATTCCCCAAGCTCCAATCATAATACCAACAAAAGCAATTGTAAGTTCTGTTGGCATATCAACTATTCCTTCTAGATTGACAGCAGTAAAAATAATAAACAATGCTAATATAAACCTTATTTGACCTTTCATGTTATTCTCCGTGTTTGTTTTAATATCTATCATAATAACTCTCCAAATCCATAATTGCCATAGTCATTTAGTGCTTCTAATAATCCATCAAAATCTTCTTCAGGACCAAATAAATCCGCAAGTTCAAGTACTATTCCAAGTTCAATGCCATAATCTTCTGACAAATGACTTAAATAATTATTTCTATTGGTATAACCATTTTCTTTATAAATGCTCATTTTAATTCTCCGCTGATGACATGTATGAAATAATGTTTTTAACTTCATCAACAGGAATTCCTATTTCATACGTTATTTCTTTTATTGACATTCCGCCGAAGTACATATTAAGAACTAATTGTTCATAATCATGATTTTTCATTCTTACCATTTGTTCATAATCATGATTTTTCATTCTTACCATTTGTTCAGTTACTTCAGGTTGACTAAAAAAATTATCAAATTCCTCTTGAGGATCATACATTTTACCAGTTACTTTATCTTGAACAACCATGGTAATCTCCTAAATTGTTTTATAATGGACAGGTCTTTCATATCTACCAGTAGTATTGCTACGATAGATTGATATTGACAAAAAGTTAATGATTATAGAAACACTTTCGCCATAGTTGATGTTTAGATTTGTTGGCCAAAATTGTGTTAAACCTTCAGCTTCAAGTGCTTCATTAAGAGTTTCAAAATATGTAGGTTCTGTTTTCATGATATAAATCCTCTATTAGTTGGTATGAGTCTATTATATCATGGTTTCAGTAATAGTACACAAAAGAATTCAAAATAATCAAATTATTTTCGGGGCAATAAAAAGCCAGTGCAGAGACTGGCTTCATTATAAATTACTTTTCGTTCAATAGGAATTTTTGAGAGATTGCCTTGAATGAGAATTGACCATCAGTTCGTTTGAATACCAAACCTTCTCTAACCTTAGCATTAATCGATGGACCATCAGCCATTTTCAATAGGTCTTCAATATTTCCATGCTGTAAAGGACCAACATGATAGGTAGGTACTATGTCACCAGTATAACCAGCATCTTTAAGTCTAAGAATACAATTCATTCTTTCAGAAAATTCAAGATAGCATTGGTTATCAATGTCAAAGATATCGAAGATGAACAACTTATGAGAATCAAATCCTTCTTTATTACCTTGAATACCAGGTCCCATTAATTCACCTTGGACCGCAATATTCTCATTAAGTGTAATCAATGCTTTCAGTAATCCAGTCGACTTGGCAATCTCAACGAATGAATTGCCTTCTTGCTCAAGTTTCAAATCTAAATTTCTTGAACAGACACCTACCAAACCAGCATTATGATAAACGGTGCATGACGAGCCATCTAACTTCAAAGACACTTCAAAATGACATTGGTGGAAAAATTCATGGCCAATTTCTTCTACCAAATTCTGGCATCTTTCTTGGTCAGTCTTGCGGATAAATGCAGGAAAATTACCTTTCATCTGACCACGAAGATTTGCAGGAATAGGAGCTTCCCATTTCTGAACATTCAAAAAATCAGATACATCTATAGTTTCTGCTGAGTCTGGCAAATGACTATTATATTCAGTAGAGTCCAAAAGATTCATTGGTAATAATAATCCCTGAGACACTTGACCTTTCAACTTGATAGTTCTTAATCGTTCACCTTTAACACCATTATACTCTTTAGGTTCTTTACCTTTGGATAAGAATGGAGCAATATCATGAGGAATCCAAGAATCGATTTCAGCATAGAGTACTAAATCACCTACATTATATTTTCCCACTTGGTCAACTACCCACCAACCTTTAACTCTGTATGCGCAAATCAAATCAGCACCAGCGATGGATTTGATTTCAACTACTGGATTGATAGTAACCATTTTTCTAAATTCTACAGGCATATAAGTTCTCCTCAAATATCAACTAAAATTTTAACTTCGTCCCAACCAATCCATTCCCAATCTGGTTTAACAATGACTTTGTATCTGGTGGCAGTGCTATGTTCTATACACTTTTGGTTCAAGTCGTCAACAAGTACCAATGCGTTGCAAAGTGATTTTGCTGATAACATACCATTCTTTGTATTGGTATTAACGATAAGATATTCATCTAATTTTTCAAATTGCGCCATAATAAGCTCATAAAGTATTGACAATATCATTATATCATATAATACAGTCTTGTAAACATTAATGCAGAGTTTGTCCATTTCTCATAGCAGCACAGACACCGGCAAGGTATTGTTTTAATGTCTCATTAGCAATCATATCTGCAAAAGTTTCTAATGGGATTTTCAAGTCCTCATCCGATGTGATAACACCATCATTACTAACTTTAAATCCAGCTCTTTCAGCATATTCATATAACCAATACATTATCTACTCCAATTATCATTCCAACGATGACTATGTTGGTACTCATGCCAATGGTTATTATGATTGGGATACAACACAACAGTGCCTGGATAATAACTATAGCCGCGATAAGAAGTGGGATATACTGCACATCCAGTAGATACAAACAAGACTAAAATACAGAATAGTTTCATCATATTTCATAAATCCTCAGCGTGAATAGTAGTTTACAGTAAAGTCAGAAAATTCTCTTACATTGTACTTTTCAAATTCTGACGGAACATAAAAAGTAATATCACCTTTGACTTCTAACTTCATTCTTGATACAATAGCAATCCTACAATAAGCTATAAGAGAAAGATATATTTCACCTCCACCACATATCATAAAACTTACTGTTGGATTACATTGAGCATAAGTCAAGAAATTATCAATTGTCATTGTAGTAAATCCTTCTAATTTATAATTAGGATCTCTACTTAATACAATACAGTCACGCCCAGGTAATTTGCCAGTGGTTTCAGCAGTAATCCTACCCATAACTATAGTAGAACCCATTGTCGTATTTTTGAAGTGTTTAAGTTCTTCTCGGCAATGCCAAAGCATGCCAGGAGTGTATGAGTCTCCAATAACACCGAATTTTGCTACTGCGGCAATTAAATATAAATTATCAAATGGCTTCACACCGCAACCTCTGCTTTAATAGATCCAAGTGACCGGTAATCTTTAATGGTATAACTATATTCATTAATCTCATCAATAGAATTATAATGGTCATTGAATACCAACGTAGGTAATGCATATTCTGCAAGATTCCGCGATAGTAGTTCTTTTGTTTGGTTGATATGATTCTTATATAGATGAACATCGCCAAATGAGATAATCAAATTCTCTGGTAACATATTTGTCAAATTGCCGAGTATTTCAGTGAACAACGCATAACTAGCAATGTTATAGGGAACTCCTAAAAAGATATCAGCACTTCTTTGGTATAAATGACAAGATAATCCATATTTAGGAACACCAACATTATTCATAAGATTCTCATAGTCCCTATCATATCCAAGTCCAAAATGAGTACCAAAATATTTCTGGACATACAGAACAGCGCGTTCACTGAAGGATAATTCTCTAACACCAAACTGAACAAATGCATGACAAGGCGCCAAAGCCATCTTACCTGATTCTACATTTTCTTGAGGCGTTAATTCTTCGCTTGGCAAATCAGCAACATTCCATGCTGATATAATATGACGACGACTGAATGGTCTTTCTTTAAGACCACGGATAAGATTTTCAATTTGGTCAATACCATCCATAGATTCTGTTGGCATATTTGGAATAGGAACGGCACCCCAGTTACGCCACTGTTTACCGTAGATTGGACCTAAGTCACCCGAAGGCGTTGACCATTCTTCCCAAATGGTTGGTTTATCATTACCATTCAATTTTCTTAAATCTTCATTGTTTGTATACCCATTCAGGAACCACAACAGTTCGTTTGAGATTGTCTTGAATGAAGTAAACTTGCCAGTAAGTAAAGGAAATCCAGATTGAAGATTGAATTTAAGTTGCTCGCCGAAAAGTGAAAGAGTGCCAACTCCTGTCCTATCATTAGTTGGATTACCAGTTTCCATGATTTTCTGAAGAAGATCGTAATATTGTTTCATCGCTTTACCTGTGCAAAATCTAAAAGTATTTGTACTTTTTCTACCGGAATAATTAAATCGCCATAGTCATCAGTATTGCCTGATGCTATTGCTTTTACGATTGGTTCCAAATCTATGTATCTTACCCAATAACCATCATCTGATTCTTCCATCAAATGGATACCCGCGTTTAACTTAAATCTTCTCATACTCCCTCGCCATATAGTTTTTTGATTTCATCGTACCGTGATAATGGCCACACAGCATCAAATTCATCATTATCAGTTTTGTTAAGACCAAATTTAAGTACCTCAGCGTAATATTTTCCTGCACGTTCATCCGGTACTTGTTCAGCAACTTCAATTGCCAATTCTGCATTAGTAAAAACTCCAACCACGTAAGAATGTCTTTCACGGTCACCAAATCGATAAGCAGTTACAACATATACATTAGCCATTATTTTTCTCCAAGTCTAAGTTCATTACCATCAACATCAAACCAACAAGTATCACTGTAATAAGGATCCAATTCTGCCGCGATGAACAAAGGTTCCCATCTTCCAGTATCATATGATAAAACTTTAACTTGTGCATCCTGAGGAAGAGTTTGTAGATACGGCCATAAATTCAGCAACAGTAGTCATTATTTTACTCCAAAATGGTTTCTAATTCTTTTTACACATTCATCCACAACAAATCCATCCACTGAACCATAGTGTTCAGTTCCTGTTACAGACAAGCATTGACCAATACATTCTTGAATAATCAATTCAGCAAACTTTTCAACGTCCCGAGTCAAGTTAGAAGTATTCCATCCGTCGTCATCGAGTAGTTTAACTTGGTAAGCAAGTTCTTTAATTTTATCTTTCATAATTTGGTTCCAATGGTTCTTTCAGCTTCAAGTTGGTTCAATTACATTCATCTTAGTTCTCCTAGCAATCATTAGAACATTTACGGATTTCTTCAAGTGTATAGACTCCGCCATTGACGATAACCATCAAGCCAATTTTAGTATTAAATACCTTGAAATATGAATGCTTAGTGGATTGATAGATGATTCCACTGGTAAGTACGGCGCCAATGAGTAATCCATATATTGCAAATAGGATATTGGTTTTGAAAGCAGGATTTGCTTTGGTGATTTTTGATAGCATGATTAAGTTCCTCGTCAAGTTAAGATGGTACTATTATATCATATAGTACCATCTTGTACACTATTATTTTAAAAATTCGTTGGTCCAAACATGTTTAATTTTCCACTTTTCTACTATTGGTTTACATAGATCATCAATATCGATGCACACATAAGCAACAGTTTTCTTAATGTTTGCAAATCTAACGGAACCGTCAGACATTGCTATTTCATACTTAAACCCGTTTTCAATGCCCCAAGTTCCTTGACCTTCTGCATCACCTGTACTAACTCTGTATTCAAAATTGGCAAGACCATTGTTGAATAATCCGCCATTAGTAATAGTGTTATTAAAATAAGCCATTATAAAATTCCTCTTCAATGATGATTACCATTATTGGTAATCTGAAACTATTATATCATGATTATCGAAATAGTACACTATTATTTTAGTATAAATACAATAATGGAACTGCATAGGGATATGCATGGACAAGGATGTTCAAACTAAATCTACGAATAACCCAACTTCTTCAAACATAGCTTTTGATTTAAGCCAAGAGTCATACCAATTTGGTTTAGACATTAGACATTCTTTACTTACGTAAATCTCACTAATTCCAACTTGAATAATTCCCTTGGCGCATTCAAGACATACTGGAAGTCCATACACATATATTGCTGCTCCATCTAATGATGTTCCTGTATATGAAGCATTATAGATTAGATTCTTTTCAGCATGTACAATATAGTCATACTTAATTTCACGATTTTCTAATCTCTCAATAGTATCAGATATTCCTCTTGGAAAACCATTGAACCCAGTAGCTAAGATTTGTTTTTTGCTTCCTACTGCAACCGCACCGACTTTAGTACTGGGGTCTTTGGACCATAAGGACACAGCTTTCGCCATGTCCATGAATCTATTATTCCATTTGTTTTCCATCATTATCTTCGTTCGTAAATATACACATCAGATCTTTCAGAGTGCTGAATTTTAACGTTATAGAACCATGTTGGTTGGTTATAATAGTAAGGAGCCGCGGGATTATCATGGCCTAGTCTACCACGAAGAACTACTCTTTGTTTGACTTTACGAAGATGGTTTGTTTCATTAATATATTGGCGTAACTGTTCAACAAATACTCGGTCAACTGGGTTGGTCATTTTGACAGTGGTAACATAATTTTTAGAAGATCTTGGATTGCTGCTCATAATATAAAATTCCTGTGTTAATTTATGATTACCATTATTAGTAACCTGAAGCTATTATATCATACTAATTATAAAAGTATACTATTATTTTATCAAATGGAAATGTTTTTCATAAACATGAAGCGATGTTGCATTCCAGATAATATCACCGATTTCGCATTGTACTCCACTCTCATTAAGACATTCATGCAATTCAGTATGGACGTGCTGTTGCCAATATAAGTCATTTTTATATCCAAAAATTGCATCATTTGACCGCATTTGTACAAATGCGTGAAGTTTATTATTTCTAATAAGATATTGAACTGTATTGGTGCAAATAAAATCAGACATTCCCACGGTTTCAAATTCGGCCCAAATAGAAGGCCGGGTATAAATCATTATTGCTCTTCTAGAGAATCTATTTCTTACTAATTCTTGAAGTACGTTCTGGAATTGATAATGGTTTTCTCTTGAATAAACACACCAACCATAATTAGAATTGATCATTCCATTTGCATCAGCAACCTGTTTCCACACTGCTGGAGTTTCACCTGGAATGTCATTAACGTTAAGAGACATGGATTTGTACCATTCTATTTCTCTTTTAGCATAGTCTTCATTAAGAGTTCCAAAGATAGTAGGTTCACTAGCAATAAATGATGTTCCGGCAATTTCAACCATTTTGCAACCGGTCTTGTCTATTACAAATTCGTCATTTTCCAATAGTGACTTAAATTCATTTCTAATATCTTTTACAGAGTATTGTTCCATTATTTGTTTACTCCAATAATATTGCCGCCAGTTTGTGTTCTGAATTTAGTAGGAATTAAGGCACGATTTTGTTGACCCGTCTTATTGAAAATATCTCTATCAGGTTGTTGACCATCGATTTCACCTCTCATGTATGAAACTAAGAATGATAAGTAATTGATTCCATCGATAGCAGAATCCTCGATTGATTCAAAATTGACAGATCCACCCGCTTCCATTGTTTCAATAACAGAAAACATTCGTAAGACTTTAGCATTAATAGTATCTAAAATACTATTGATTCCGTGAGGATAGTAATCTGCCTGTCTTACTCTTGATGCAGAATTCTGGTAATCATTACCTTTCTTAATTTGAAGAGCAATTGCTTCTTCTAATACTTCAACAGATTTACGTTTTGCTTCAGTCATATTCACTCCAGGGTTTTAATAATAATATTGTCATTATTGAATCGATGGTCATAATACCATCCTTCATTAAATTTTGATTGCTTGAAATTATCTGAGAATTTCTTTGCATTAATAATCATGTAAAAATCTATTAAGTAAGAATCAACATTAGTTGCCATTGTAGCAGTTACCAAATAGTCTAATGTTTGACAGTGCTTAAGAAATGTATTAATATTAGACTTTTGATATGTAAAATAGGAATTGTTAAAAGCATGTTTCTTTACTTCAAATTTCAAATCGTCCTTAATAACATCATATTTGTAAGACTCAGGATTAGTCTTATCGAATTTTAAAGGATTGCGTTGTCCGTCAATAACATTAGCAAGAGCATACTCGATAGCAGTATACGCGCAGTGTTCATACACTTGTTCAAATGATCTTTCCTTTCTCATGAAAGGTTTTTCAAAAATACTAGAAGCCATTAAATGTACATCATTATGAATAGTATCTTTGTCAATCTCAACTGTTCCAGCATCTTTTAGCATTAATGCTATTTTTCTAATCATATAATTCTCATAAATTAATATTATAACTTAATTTCTATATTTGTACACATTAGTTAATATTCCTATAAGCATATTCTATTGCTCTAGATGACTCGGTATGAAGAGGACGCTTAGAATAACAGTTAGAAGTGTTTCTGTCCAATTGACGGATTAATTCTTCCAATTGTACAGCATTCAATGGATACTTTCTTCTTATAGCATTACACGCAATACTTGTCATGATTTTATACATCATCGCATATCTTCCAGAACCATCGGTATGTGCTATAGAACTATACTCATGAATCATTTTTTTGTTTACGAACGGACAATCCTCATAAGAAGACCACGAATAATTCTTATGCGAGATTTCCTCAAGCATATCTGCTCTTTGAGCTAGTATCATTTTTTGAATATCTGACGGCATCTGTTCTAATATACTTAGAGGTCCTCGCGGTTGCTCATACTGATGATTGAACATTAATCTATCAGGGTCTATAATCTCACCAATATTAGTAAAGATAAAATTATAAGCATTAGGATAAATCGCAGGCACGTAATACATTCTGGAAAGATCCTTTGTTTGACCATCACCAAGATCGTCAAACTCTCTATTCAAGGCAAACCAAAAATGTTTTATCTTTTCCTTTTTCACAGAACCAGTTAATGGAAATACTAGTCTAAATTTAGGATGTTCTACCGTTGACCCTGATGTAGAATAGCATACAAAATAGGTCTTTCCATATTTCTCACTTAACTCTTCTTTAAGGTTTCCTTTAAAGACATGGTTATCAATATCAAGTGCAGCCCAACCAGACCATTCTACAACAGCATCATTAGAACGGGTTGTTCCTTCTCTATAAGAAGCTGGTGTGATTAAGGGAGAAGCCTTAACACCTTTAGGCGCTCTGAATTCTCCCTTTTTAAGTTTATAACCTGGAAGTTTTGACATGCCATATAGCATTTTCTCAAACGACTCCCAGGTGTTATGGCTTACTTGACGGTGAGTTTTGTTGTCGTATATCGATGCAAAGGCCGTCAGAGAATACATATCAATCCGCAAACACTATATCTAATAAACCAACATTATCTACATGTGATGGAGCAACCCAACCTTCTGGTTTAATTAGATCGGGTAATCCAAAAGGATTGGGTCTACCTTCCTTAATTCCTACTTCTTTAACAATATTAGCATCATACACTCTTTGCCAGGCTTTAACAGAGTCAACCTGGTACACATCTAAGGTACCTACTGCGAATACTATTAGATCTATTAAGGCATCTACCGCATCATCAGCATTTTCAGCATGTTTAAGTTCATCTAATTCTTCCTGCAAACACCCAATTCTAAAATCCAGAAATGCTGTTAATCTTTCTTTATCAAACTTATTAACTGTAGTGTTAACACCAAACTTGGTGTGCATGTCAGAAATATCTTTTACAAAATTTGTACTCATATTAAACTCCAAAAAAATTAATTATAATTCAAAATGCCACATTTGTAAACATTATTTCTTTTTGCTTCCGTCACCTCTAGCACCACAAATTGTACATGCCTTTGCAATACCCTTATCCTGAGTCCATACTCGTTGGCCTTTCCCATAAGTTTCAGTTTGGCATTTTGCAGCAGGTGTATTATCTGGGCAGTTGCAAGATTTGATCATTTTAAACTCCTAATAAGAATTGTGATAATTTGATTAATAAGACCTGAATGCTATCTAAGTGTTTTCTACTGTCTTTTGTTTCTGTACTCGTTTTTTTCCAGAGACTGGTGGGTTCGATTCTGACTTTGGGATTGGTGCTGGTTTGACCTCCTTATTCTTTACAGAATTTCTATATTCGGTTTCATCAATACCATGCGGCCAAATGAAGAATCCTGCATCGACTACTTTGTCTAGTGTAATGTTAGGATAGAGATCTGGTATAGTCTGGTCCTTAATAGCTAATACTAATTTTGATTCTAATGGATGTAATTCTTCTAAGAGTTGAATGAACAACTGTTCGCGTCTTAGTTTATTCAAATCTGCTCTCATGAATCTTTCAAACTTTTTAATCTCCATCCAGAGATTTGCCCTTGCCATACCGACAGGAGCAGCATCTTCTCTGTAAGGTGGAGTTCCTTCAGGCAAAAGCCACTTACCTTTTGGAATAAACCCATAACCAAATAGCATTTTAAGGCTTTCATTACTGAAATTCTGCTTTAATAATGTAAGAGTATCACCATCATTAAATCGTTGTAACATTTCTGGTACGCTTTCACGTTTATTCAATTCCATAATTTTCCTTTGTTGTTAGAAACTATCAATATCGTTTAGTAGTAGTCTCATTCTGTTTTTGACTAAGTAGTTAAATATTTCACTCTTATTACCTTTAGCAGGTTCATTAAAGGCCTTCAGTATAGACTCTTCAATATCTATTGGAATTTTATCAAATGAGATTAACAATTCATTTCGATGCCAATTTCTGATTTCGTCTTCCGTTTTGCAAGCTCCAATTCCATGTTTTATGAATTCTTCCAATCTAGGTTTAGTCATTGACTTTTGTCTAATCTTGTCAATAAAACTATTATCAACACTTAGTATATTGGGAATTCCGTCGCTAGCATCTCCCTTTGCAATATGTTCATTAATAAAGTCCAGTACCTTTGGAGGTTTCTCGACATACTTCTTAAACATTGGACTGTATTGTTTAATATTGGAATACTTATGCAATTGCTTAAAGTCCTTATCAGAACTTATAATAAGAGTTCTTTTAGGAATAGGTTCAATGCCTTCAGACATTAAATCATTAGTCTGAGTCCATTTTGATAGACAAGCAATAATGTCATCAGCTTCTGCTCTTTCAATCCTAATGACTTTATAAGGAAAATACTTTTGTAAGTCTTCTCTCGTTTCAGACAAAATCTCAAATACAAATTTCCAATCTAGTTTAGAATCGTCTCTAGCTTTTTTTCTTGCTGCTTTATAAGGAGCAAATTCAGATTTTCTCCAATAATTAAATCCGTCACATGCCAATACTACATCATTACCAAATTCAGATTCGAATTTTTTCTTATTGGAAAGGATACTAGTAAGAATTGCGTGTCTAATAATATCCTTATTCTTTTCTACATCATCTGAAGTGAGATCTTTTTCAAACATAAAGATAGATGCCAATGCCACTTGTGAATAGTCGATAATAATCAATATGTTCTCCAGTTATGAAAAGATTTTTAAAATAATAATATTAGCATTTGTTCTGCCATTTGGCTTCTGAGGACGAGTTGTTAATTCAGAAAATTTAATAGCAAAGTCCTTTTTATTTCCGATGAATTCCTTAATCACTTCAGGCTTTCTGATACTCTTGACCAATGAAGTTTCTACGTCAAATCCACTAATGGATGTTCCATGTACCGATAGCTTTTGGTCCTTTACTGCTTTATAATTAAACAGTTTACGATTAACAGTATCATATAGCCACACTTCCTGGCATTCTACTAACTTAATAGGATTTTCAGATTTGATATTAAGTTCTTCAAATTTTGGAAGATATTTAAGATTCTTTACTAATTCTCCAGGTGATTTCTGTTTAATCACTTTTGGCTTTCTGATGCTAACAACATGTTGAGAACACGATGATATTAAATCCTTTAGCATTTTTAAGAAATGTTTCAATTGTACCGTCTTGACATGCGAATATGCTTCATTTAATTGATCACAGGATCCTTCTAGTGCTTCTTCAATTTCCATTATTAGTGGCTTATATAAAGGAGGAACCTGTTTAGCAGCTGATCCACTAATAGTCTTTACCGAATTTTTGAATTCAAATGTTCTAGGATATCCAGATTTTATAAACTCATCTATCTCACCATCAATTTCACAAGCAAACTGAATTGCTTCTAATTTATTCTTATCAATAGTAACTATTGGTTTAGACTTAGGAGCAATGCCATTCTCTTTTATTTCTTTAGGAGTAGTAGCAATTTTTTCTAATTGAGAAATTCTATCGCTAATGAATTTTAATTCTTTGTCATCGAGATATTGTCCATTGTCTCTTAAGCGAATTAACACTCCTAGTTGTCTAAATAGAGAGTCGTCTAGGTTTGACAATAACAACCTTTGTTTCTTATCTTCAATTGATGCTAGAGTCCATTTCTTTTTGTCTATGTTTGATGCATAAACATTAAACCAATTTAAAGCATGCATCAAATCTAGTCTGTAATTCAGAAATGATATTTGTGGTTCTCCGACGCCTTTGAATTTTGCGTCTACTCTGTCTATAAGAGATCTACGTTTTAAGGCTTGTTTTTCAGCCTTTGACGATGAGGTTGGTTTTAGTGATATTGTCTTTCCCATGGTTGATCTCGGTAAGTTTAATAAAAGTCTATTATAACACATCCTTGTGTTATGTACACATTATTTTACAATAGATTCGTATAATAGTGCAAGCTCTTCTTGTTCGTTCTCAACTTCAGTATAATTCTGCTTATGGAATATTTGCGCCATTTTACGAAGAATTTTCTTGTCGATTTCAAAGTCTTCAGAAAGTGCTTGAATAGTTTCGTTAATAAGATCGCGTTCCGCTGAAATCCGAGTATATGAATTAGAAATTTCAGATAACATAGTACGGATTTTTTCTTGGTCTTTTGGATTTGAAATGGTTGTCATAATATATTCCTATTAGTCAGATGAGCAAGATGAAGATGAGTCAGAACATGAAGATGAATCAGAACTATAAGCACAATCATAAGAACTTGCATATGATGAACTGCTAATAATATCATTAGTGCTGTATGGATTGGGTACCACGGTTGAAACTATATTAGCATTAGTAACTATGTTAGAATGGTCAACCAAACTTGGAGTTGCTGGAAACGTGGTTACTGATTTTTTAAAATTCTCACTGAAAGCAATTTTAAGATTACGATTATCTACTTGAAGTCTTGTAAGTTGAATATCTAAATTGGATATTTTATCTTCTAACTCATTATTCTTACGTTTAAGATTATCAAACTTAACATGCAGATTAGCAAGGTTGTTTGCTAATTCTTGTATCTTTTTTTCGTTAGTAAACCAGACCATATTATAATCCTTTCAGTGTGTAGATAGTTAACCAGATTCCAGTAGCAATAGTAGCACCAGTTACCAAGTATAATAAAATCATTGTGGTTCTCCATTAATAAAATTTACATTAGCAAAATTGAATGAGCGCCATCCTTCATTCTCAATGTCGTATACTGCAATAGCATCAGTTGTTGATTCTTTACGTTCTTTCTGTTCAGTAGATTCACGAACCGGCAATTTGTCAGGATCCAATGTTCCTACCAATATTCTGTCGGTTCCATCCTTTTTCGTAAAGTTAATAGTAACTTCTGATATTTTTAATTGGTTAATCAAATCTTCTTTAGTCATTTTCATTCTCCATTTCACGTTTCAATAATTTAGTTAGAGACTTTTGGTCTCTCTTATAATCAGTTTTCAATCTAACAACTTTATGTCGATATTTTGGGTCTGACAATTCTGCCTTAACCCAGTTATGTTTATATTCGACTATTTCTTCCACCGCGTCCACCTGTTGGTTCTCCCATGAAAGTACATCTTTTGGTTTCTTCCTGTTAGCATCTTGTGCAATCTATTAGCATTCATAGTTCGTTTTGGAATCCTATCAACCCTATTACCAATCATTCTTAACAGTATATCAATTTTCTTCATTCATAACCGTAATGTAATAATCAGCCAATTGTAAAATCAAGTCTTTAGATTCATCTTCAGTAATGACAAGATAATCTTCAAAATCCAGACCATACAATCTTTCAATATCATCATAGTTGCCTATTGCATACTTTGAACTGGCATCAGAACATCCTTTCTTTTTAACGATGGTATCTAATCCATTTTCTCTTTTGACAACTTCGTGTTTTCCAAATGATTCACCTTCAGAAAATTCACCATAATGTTTCTGTATCATCATCAGAAAGATTGGAATATGTTTAAACTTAATTACGATAGCATCAGAGAATATGCCATCTTCTTTTCTGATTACAAGTTTTTTCTTTGTTCGTGTTTCATCGATAAAAATCATTTTAATTCCTCAGTTCAGTTAAGATGGTTCATTATAAACCATATTGTCAGATTGTCAACTATTATTTGATGTGGTCGATAGTATCAGCAGTATCGCGGTCAAAGCGAATTTCAAGAAAACGTGGTAAAAACAGTGACCAGGTATCAGAACCTTTCGATTTGATTTTGGCGTTGTATTTCACATCAATGATTTTACCAATGAAATCTGTTCGGAGTCTATCTTCATCAGTCAATCCTGAACCAACATTTACCATCAATTCGCCATCTTCAGATTCACAAATCAAAGAACCAATCTGACCTTCATATTTACCATTACCATGTTGAATACCTACTACGTGTAAGGATGCGGTTTCTTCACCTTTAAATTTAATCTGAGTTTGAGATCGTTTTGGTTCCCAGATGTTGTCAGTATTTTTAAGGATGATACCTTCATATCCTTTGGCATAATAATTTTCATAGACAATTTTAGCTTCATCTAAAGATCTGACCTCTATACTTGGAACTATATTGATTTTGCCGCGAAGATTCAGACTGATAAGACGATTATATCTGTGTACATAAATCATTGAATCTTTACCAGCAATCCAATTATCATACGAGATAATATCCCATACTGTCATAGTAACTAACTTAGCTTCTTCTTCGCTTATAGTACCTTTATTCGCTTTATTAAGAATGCCATTACCAGTTTGTCTATCGACTACCTTGCTATCTTTAGTAACCAACAGTTCACCATCAAAAACAACATCTAATCCACGAGCAGCATCAATGAATTCTTGTTCAAGATTACCAAGCAAATCAAAGGTTTTTCCATTGCGTGAATAGAAAGTTACTGTATTGTCTTTAACAACCACATTACATCGCAATCCGTCCATTTTTAATTGAGCCATAGCAGGGTATTTTATCTTTGCTAAAACTTTATCACTCAATGGAGAGCAAAGCATAACATCAAAGGTAGGAATTAAATCTTTCCATATTTTATTAACAGTAGGAATACCAATTCCGCAACCTAAATCTTTCTTAATGATGCATTCAATAACGAATGCATCTCTTGCAGAAACTGATGAAAGTATATTTGACAAAAATTCAATGGCTTTATTTCCAGTAACTTTTCTATCGGCTAAGTCATTTAGTTGTTCAAGAGCTTCTTTTAAGTCTAAATTTCCTGATGTAGAATACGCTGGAATTTTCCTTTGATAATAATTGATATGAGGAGCAAATGTTCTAGTAAGTACCGATTTCAAAAGGTCATTATTGACGTTTGCTTCTAAAATGGTTTCTTTTCCTAGTCGGGAATTGGTAGATCTTAACTGCTCAATAATAGAATAAATCATAATATTTTCCAAGTTGTTTAAAATTACATTATATCACAAATTTTGTTATTGTACACATTTTAAATCTTCAGGAATCTCTGGTGTTGTTTTGTATTCCCACCATTCCGAACCATCGTATTCACCTCGTTCCATCCATGAACCGTCATCAAACCATACTGTGCCATGTAAATGCTGGCCGCCATATCCATTGTTATAGTCAAAATCTAATTCTTCTAAAAATGACAAGAATTCATCCAATTCAAATCCTATTGGCAGAGAAGAATAGGCATGAGATGCCTTATAATGACTTTCGTATGTTACCCAAGCACACTTTAAAGATACCGAATGCTTTTTGGTAATATCATCAAGCGTGTTTACAAGTTCTTCTTTTGCATTTATCATTTAAGCCACCAATCTATAATCATCAATGTATTCGTCAGCACGATTCACTTCCAAATCATCTAAGTATGTTCCATCGAATTCTGTTCCAAATACCATTTCTTTGAAATTTTCCATAATAAATTTGGTGCAGAAGTCAGAGAAAGATAAGTCGTGATTTGAATATGTGTAATAGTGTTCAACACATCTTCTAATACGCGATGCTTCATTGTCAAGATCATCAAGATTTTTATATTCCACCTTATTTGATCTTGAAAAGGCAATAGTCTTGTATGCTTTTTCAAGTTCATACGGAGTGGTTTGACGCGTAGTCGGCATCGCAGATACAAATTTCTTTTCACCTTTTCTCATAGTATTCCACGCCTCGTGTTGGTGGTTTATGCTTCAATGCCGATACTGGCAAATTCAGCAATAACATCTTCTGAATATTTTTCAGAAGATAAGGTACCAATAATACTATTCTCTATATAAGAATCCAGCAAGTCCTGATTATCATAATCTTGGAAATCAAGACCATTCTCTATCATCGTTAGCCTGGCATTGTGTTCAGCGGCCATTACTATTAAAATGGCCTCGTTGTCTTTTAATGCTTTATAGTTTTTCATAATTAAATTCCTCATTGGTTATTTGGTATGAGTCTATTATATCAAGATTTCAATAATAGTACACTATTATTTTATTTAATTTCACATCTTTGTGATAAGATATCCATCTGTGCTTTGGTAAGATTCATACTTTTCAGAAGATTGCTGAATGAAGATTCATAATAACCAGTAACATAAGCATAGTTCACCGTTTTATCAATATTCCAACTAGCGTTTTGAGATGATTCTTTTGCATTTTCAAACAAAGTATCTAGAAGGGTTTGGATCTGTTGTTCTTTATTCATGTGTAATTCCTCATTGGTTATTTGGTATGAGTCTATTATATCAAGATTTCAATAATAGTACACTATTATTTTCACCGGACAATAAAAAGCCGGTATAATTACCGGCTAATTATAATAACTTATATTGAAAACTTAATTATTTTAATCTAGTATCGTTTTCGTGATTTTTGGCAAGTTTAGCCATTTTCTTATCAAATGCTTTTTGCTGAGGTGTTCTTGACATCTTTTTTAATTTTTCTGCAGCAAGTACTGCAGCAACTTCTTCAGGCGATAATTGAGAAACTGCATAAGCAAGTGCTTGCTTTGGCGACAATGTAGTTTGACGAGATTTAGGATCCCAAGTAAGTTCATCTTCTGATGAAGTTATAGGTAATTTTGCTTCAATAAGTTCTAATGCGAATTGATTAAAAGTTTTCATTTTTATTCCTAAGTTACGTTTAAAATATTTATTTGGTATGAGTCTATTATATCAAGATTTCAATAATAGTACACTTTTATTTATAAAAGAGTGTCAATAGATAAGAAACAAAAAGAAACCCAGACTGACTGGGCTATTTGTATACTAGGTAATGCACATTATTGATATTTGTTCTGTGTGAAAAAGTAAGCCCTAGTTTTAATGCTAATTTTATTGAAGCATGGTTAAGTTCATCTACATGATATATGATGGGACCATAGCGTTCCATGAACAGCTTACAAGCCTCATAAGCAATCCCCTTATTCCTATATTCTTTAAGAATGATAATTGAACCAATCTTATAATACTCAAAATCCTCAACTTCAAACTTCTGTTTTTCTTCTTCAGTAAATAGGGTTCTTGGAAATGATAATCCAACTGGAATGTTATTGTATTTGATAACAGTCATTGGCATTTGAGTTTCATCCAACAATCGTTCTAGTAATCTTTTCCTGAGTCTAAGTTCCAGAACTCTGTCTGGTATATATTGTATTCTATCAAACCAGTCTCTACCAGTAAATTCAGATTCAAAAAATTCTCTATAGATTGGTAGAAACTTCGGATCATAATCATAAGTAAATTCTATGGTTACCATAGGCTACTCCTCGATTTGCTTAGCTTCCTTACTTTTCCGAACGGTTTCTTCACTAAAGAAATCTGGGTGGTAGTTTCCATCCTTATCCAGAATCTTTGCTGTATAGAGCAACTCCATTCTTTGCTCCTTTGTTAAAGGGTTTTGTTCCTTTAATAGATTATTTATCACTAAATTAAAACCACAATTCAGTTTCTGCGGGCGTTATTTTTATACCTGATGCAATCAATACTTCTTGTTCCTTCATAGCACTATCCGCACTCATATCATCTATTCCTAACTGTATCATTTTTGACTGTCCATAGAAAAGAAATAAAGCATTAATGTCAAGAATAATATTAGCAGGCGTGAAGGATTTGGTCAAAATAAGTTTTATACTGCCGCTACCGCTTATTTTATATTGCGGATCATCAACAAATTTTATTGCAATCTTTTTATCTTTAGACCATGATGTATGTTTTGGTAAAGTTAATTTACCAGTCTTTTGGTAAGCAGTCAGTTCAGTTTGATTTAATACTAAACCTCGATATAATGATTTAGTATATGTTCTAAACATTGCAGGTATTTTTGTCTTATTAGTATTAAGAAATTTTGCATCTACTTGTTCACTCATATCTAACCATCTATCAAGATGCTTTATGAATTCCGGACTTTCATGGAACATTACTTTACCTCTTTAAATAAATTTTTTACATGATTACGATGAATCTTACCACCAACAAAGGCATTGTACCATTTGTCTGGTTGTATTAGTACTTCGTTTATGATCTGTTCTTTCATTTCAAGGTACGAACATTCACCCTTGGTTTGGCAGAAATGAATAATCTCACGAGTAAAATTTTCTTCACCTAATGTCTTAACATCGTGTTGCAATTCAATTGATGATGACCAGTATTTCATCCAGTCAGATTCAACCTTTGTCTTTACTCGTTTCTTTTTCTTTTCACCAGATTTCAGTACTACAGTCTTAATAGACGTTTTGGAAAACTTTGCTAATTTCTTGCCGATATACTGTCTACCATCAATCTTGTTAGATATCAAGTAGACAAAGCCTTCGCACTCTGGCAATTCGGTTACTAATTTTCCGTTATGAGTCCAACTCATTCGTCATCCGTGTCGTCTTCATCTCTAAAGATTGGACTTGCACAGATTGGGCAATAGATAATATCATTTTTCTCAACACCATCTGTTCGGATTGTTATAATCCCTTGTGTCTCGCATGAGTCACAGTCAAACATTTGTTTTGTCATTTTACTTTCCCTGTAGTCATACCGCACCAAGATTCTTTTTTCTCACCATGATATGAACGAGCATATCCGTTTTTTATTAGTTCTTCTGATAGAGATTTGCCATCAAGAATAACATCACCCAATACTCTACCACCGTATTTATCCCAATCCTTAATAGAAACCTGTTGGACTTTAGATTCTGCAACTAGGCGTTTAGTAAATTCCGACGCAGATTTACCTTTTTCTGCTTCACTTGGACACTTTGCACGGAATCCTTTTTCTGGGGTATCAACTCCTAATACGCGAATTGATAACACTGGCTTTAATGGTTTAGGCAAGAATTCAGCTTTGAATTCGACAGTATCACCGTCAATGACCCTAGTAATAGGATAGTTGTAAACCTCGGCCGAAACCGAGGTGCTGATTAATGTTAATAGTAATAATAATTTCTTCATATTATCCGTGACAGGCTACACATTCGCCTTTATTAGTTTGAACTCCGCTTTCAGATCTAATATAATAAAGACTCTTAATATAGGGATCTTTGAAAGCCATTTTATGTACTTCACTAATATACTGTTCAGTCTCATCTGAGCTAAAAAATAAATTAATGCTTTGCGCTTGATCTATATATCTCTGACGGCTTGATGCTAATCTAATAATATGCATTTGGTCAATTTCAAATGCAGTCTTAAATACTAGTTTCTCATGGTCATCTAACCATTCAACATGTTGTACCGAACCTTTCTTGTTGATAATATCCTTTACAGTATCATCAGAATAGACACCACGTTCTTTCATTAACTTTAATAGTGTTGGATTAACTCGGTCAATCTTTCCTGCTGCCGTATTTTGAACATATGCATTTTTATAAATTGGCTCTATGCCTTGACTAACAGAACCACAGATTAAAGCGGAACTGAGATTTGGCGCAACAGCAATTCTATGAGTGTTTCTAACTCCATAACCTTTGCACCATTCAGGTTCGCCAAATTGTGATGCCATCCATTGAGAAGCTTTTAATGATTCTTCATTGATATGTTTAAAGATTTCAGTATTCTTTAATTGGGCTTCAAACGATTCAAAAGCAATATTATTATCTTGAAGATACGTATGGAATCCTAATAAACCTAATCCAAGTGCTCTGCTTTTCTCTGCAAATCTAACAACCTTTTCCATTCCACGAGTGTTCTTTCCAATCTCTATTAGATCTTGGTTAACACAGTCAAGGAAAACTGTGGCATCAAATACTGCTGTTGTATTTTTCCATTCATCAAAAAGTGATGCATTCATTGATGATAATACGCAACTAAAAGTATGTTCGTCATCTGAGAATAATTGTATTTCCGAACAGAGATTGGAAGCTTTTACTGTAAGGCCCAAATCTTTATACATTGCAGGATTTTGTTCGTTAACTTTATCAATGAATTCAAAATAACCTTTTCCTGTAATCATTTTTAATTTCAATGCCTTTTGATATCTTTCAATAGCATCTTTATCTCCGGCATCTAATCTTTTAATAAAGTCATTACTAATATTCCAACCAATATTTGCATCATCTGGTTGTTTGTTAATATAATTGACTAGTTCATGGAAATCTGGATGGTCAATTTCTATATAACCTGCCCAAGCTCCGCGTCGTTGACTTCCTTGGCTAATGTCTCTTGACATTTGAACAAAGTCTTTGAATACTGGAAGAACTCCAGACGAACTTCCTTTTATTCCAGATATTTTAGATCCTCTTGGTCTGATGTCACCTAAATAACCAGAAGTTCCAAATCCATTTTTTGATAATACCGCAGCTTCCTTTTGTGATTCATAAAATGAATAGACAGAATCACTAATGAATCCGCCTGAGCATGATACAGGACATCCAATACCAGTTCCCATATTAGATAACACTGGTGTTGATGCTGCTAACCAACCATTCCATAATAAGTCAAAGAACTTTAATTCCCATGTTGCTGGATCATTAGTATATGTTGCCGCGTGTTTTGCTATTCTAGAATATACAGACTTCAAATCAGTATATTTGTTTGAAAGATAATTTTCTTTTAGCATTTGCCATGCGGCAGTAGTGCACCAATGGGGAAGAGAACCATTCTCTTGTAGTAGTTTACGTTCTTCACCTAATTCTTCATAGATTGATAATTCTCTTACCATTGAAATTTTCCTTCTGACCAATTGCGACTATAATCATTACCTTGACTTGAAAAGAAGTCATGTAAAGTTGAGCTTTCAATATCTTTATAGAACCAGGTTTTAATTGGGTTATAAGACGGTTTAAATATTCCACTATATGAAAGATTTTCTAGACATATATCTAATCTAGATTCAACAAAGTTTTTTAATTGGGTGTTTGTTATTCCCTTAATATGGCCCTTCTCAAAAATTTTATCAATAATAATTGATTCGTGCTCTAGAATAACTCTTGCGGTTTCTATCAATTCTTCTTTGAGGCCAACTAACTCAATAGAGGTCAATTGTTCATCGGCGAAAGCTTCTGACTTTAATGTTCTGAATAACCATGCGCCTGCTTGTGAGTGTAAGGTTTCATCAATTGCTGAAAAATTTATTCCAGCATTTATATTGATGAGTTTATTTTTTCCTGCCGAGTTGAAATGTTTAAGAAATGCAAATGAACTATAAAGAATAGCTCCTTCAATCATTGAAAACACTCCAACCGATTTTAGGACATTGTACACAGAATCTTTTTTAGTAGTTCTTTTTGCAATCCAATTCATTCTATTGGCTAGTACTTCATCTTCTTTGTAAGAGTTATAAAAGTCAACATTATCTAATCCAAGAACTTCGTTGATTTTATTATAGAATGGAGCGTGTACTCCTAATTCCATAAACGAGAAGGTAGAGGCCATTCTTTGAATATCTGGTCTAGGAAAGACTTTACTGACATAATTTTGCCAGTAATCATTACCAACATTTAATTCATATAGAGTGAATAATTTCAGTGTTGATATTACGCCGTGATACTCTGATTCTGTGCAATTCGTCTTCAGATCATGAAGATCCTTTTCTACTTCTATTTCATCTGGAAACCAAATTATTGATGCCTGTTGTTCTGAAAATTCTATAGCAGTTGGATAATCAGTAATATATTCACTCTTTGGGCTTAAGATTCTAATAGCCATGTATTCCCCTGTGTGTCATGCGATTCCTTACAATATGTAAATTATGTATGTTATTACTATGGAAGTAATTAATGGAATTAATAGTTGATGCAACAAAAGTTTCATTTTACTCCGAACATTGATAAATCTGGTGAGATTGAGGATCCTTCTTTATAATTTTCCATTTCATATTTTGTATGCAAATTAGAATCCAAATCTTTAATGAATTCAGAAATAGATTTAGAAATTCCGCAGTTAAAACACTTATAAAGAAATTTGTGGTGTTTCATGTATATATTTCCGCGGGTCTTCTTTGGATTCTTTACAGAATCACCACAATAATTGCAAGAGAATCTCCAAGCAGAATCATTAACTTGTTTAAAATTTCTAAGTCTCGATGATCCCAATAGGATATATTTTTTATCGGTTTTTATCATAATGAATTTTCCAATTTTGTCAATTCTTCAATACTATTAAACGACTTTGTTGGGTACTCAGTAATATAACAATTTGCTGGGTAATTAATATTTCTTAAATAATGAAGAATATGTAAGAAATTTAATTCTTTTGATTGAGTAATGTATTGTCCATTTTTCCATAACACTTCATGCATTTTTTGAAGACTATCATATATTACATCGTTATTGATATAGAATATAGACTGATCGTGGAATCCTTCCAAATGAGTTTCTCCAAGTTTAGAGAAGTCTGCTGATAATGCGTTCATATTAGAATCAGTCAATATAGTAACGTAAGGATTCTTTTCAGTACATACCGGAATTACTGCGCTTGAAAAGTTATTACCAGTAGAACTTCCAACATCTTTCAATTCTTTGAATATCATTGGACTATCAATATAAACATCGCCCCATACCAATATAGAATTGTTATATTGATGAGCATTCTTATACATGGAAAGAATTGCATGTCCATCTCCTAGTCCCGAATTTATAGGAATTAGATTTATTTTAATATCAAATTCACTATTATCCAAAAATTCTTTAAAACTTTTTACTGCAGAATCTTTAATTACTAAATCTATAGAGTCAAATACTTCGGACTCTATAGCATTAGTAATAATTCTTTTTAAATTAGGAACTCCATTTACTGGATATAATACTTTTGGAACATTAATGTTTCCCATTCTTTTGCCGTTTCCAGCAGCTATAATAATTAAATTAATCATCTTTTCCCAATAGAATTGCTAAGTACATGTTAGTATCTTTGACATCTTTAACTGGTATAAAATTGCAATGTCCACATTGTGATATTTGGTGGTCATTGCCAGATTCACCTTCATCACCAATATAAGTAAAATCATTAACGAATAGAGTTTCTGTTGCTAAAATTTTATCCAAGTTTGGTTTTGTAATGTCAATCGTTGTTCTTCCAGACATTCTAATTAATAGATCGTATTTGCTTAGTTTAGATTCTAATAATAATTTAATGCTATGTCTGTATTCAGGAGATATTGGTTTGATAGAAATCATTACCTTTCCACGTATTTGGATTTTAGTAATATCAATTCCACAGTCTACAATATCTGCCGTAATATATTCTATATCATTTTTAGAGAAAAGTAAATCATTATCTAGGCATTTTTCGAATTGCGGAATTCCTTCTTTATTAAATTTGTATAGATTAACACCACCATCTGCTAATGCTTTAATATTAGAAAAATTTCCATGCAAAGCATTGATAGTATTTCCAGTAGATATCCAAACATTATTAGTCTTATTATAAAGTTCTTGAACTCTTTTGACATTGGATTTAGATACTTTAGAGTGCTGCGAGCCTCTAGCAACAATAGTATCATCATAATCGAAAACGTATTGGTCACTAATCTTTGGGTAATTATAATAGTGGTCAAAAATAGTTTTTACCAATGCCTTCCCGTCGTGTTTACCCTGATTAAGTAAGAAAGCTGAGATTTTTTGATACGAATCAGGAATTAATAAAGGGTCACCGTCTAAAGCAGAAATGATAGTAGTATCTTTTGGTAAATAACCCATAAGAATATTAATCAATTCGTCACCAGATACACCTTTCATATCAGCATCTTGACTAGCATTAAGAATTAAATATTTCTTTGCTTTCGATTCTGATATAGTTTCAGAGAATCCTATGGATTTATATGTCGGAATAAGAGATGACCATTGAGTCCCGGATGAAAAAATTATAATGTCTGCTGATAATATTACAGATTTCGAAAGTTCTGATAATTCTGGAATTACTGGCTTATTATGGTTATCAACAAAGAAACAATCTACGATTTTATCATCAGGATTATTCCATGATACTATATCAGCTTCGTCATGTATAATATAACCAGATTGGGTTTTAGCCATAAGATACATCGGAGAATCAGTATTAGAAATTACACTATTCTCTGGAATGTCTAATATTCCTTCAAATACTTTTCCTGCAGAATCCAATGAATAGTTATGTTTCTTTGCTATTCCAGAATAAATGATATTAGAAATTGAAAAGTCAATATAATCTATCTGTGATGATAACTGGCTATCAAAGAATTGATTCACTCCAGAAGCTAATACACCTCTATAAAACATATCAATGTCTAGTTTATGGATTCTGTCTAAAAGCACCGATTGAACTTCATCGGCAGAAATAGTTATTCTGTCATTTAG